GGCCTGTACAGAATTATACAAATGACCAAGCTAAGATTGAAGTTACACGGGGAAGTTATACAATTGCACCTGCTACTACTATTTTAGGAAATGGTAATTATCAATTGTACCCGTACAATACGGAAGTTAGCGACCCATTAAACTTGTATTCTACATCAACCTATTTATATGTAGCCCCGTACAATGGGGAATATACAATCGAATTGGAATGGGTTATAGCATCATTTAACCCACCACCAACAAATTTAATTAATTGGCTATCAACAACGGTATTAGTAAATGGCAATCCATTAACAAGAACTGGTTATAAGACAACAGGCACATTTACAACTCAATATGTGGTTAAATTAAACCAAGGCGACCAAGTTGGGATTGGATATATTAATCCATTGGGTTCAACAATAACGAGTGCTAAATTTAAAATAATTCAAGTTCCTTATGGAATTAATGGTACAATAATAGATTTAGGGTGGATTATGCCGACAACGAAAGTGGTTGATTTTGTGCGGTCATTTATGCAGATGACAAATTCTATATTAGTACCTGTGGGAGATACATCCTTTGAGCTTCACAACATAGAGGATTGGTATGGTATAGGGGATGACAAGGATTGGACACGATACATTGATATTGATGAAATATCCCATCAAAAAATGGATATACCCAAGGCAATAATAATGAGCCATGCCGAGGGATTGGATTTAGCAAATCAGGAAATCATATCCAAGTTTAACCGAAAGTTTGGGATAATTGATTTTAGCCCTGCGGTTGATTTTGCACGGGATGAATTTATAATTGAAACCATTTTTAACATTTCCGTACCATCGGTAATGCGTGAGGTTAATGATGTGGGGAATGTGGTAAACATAACCGATTTACAGATTCCTGTTATGTTGGATAAAGATAATAAACCCGTTCAACACCCATTAACTATGTTTTTTTATGCTGGGTATGATGCGGTAAATTATTCTTACTATTTCAACGGAACGCAATACACAAGTTTAGCAATCGTTTCACCCTATTCGGATAGTCCTGTATCAAAAACAAGTTATTCGTTGGCGTATGGCCTTGAAAATGTGTTATCGGGTAATATGGCATTGAATACCTTGTTTAAATTGTATTATGAAAATTACCTATCCCGATATTATTCTACTAAATCCCGATTAGTAACGATGAATGCAGTTATTCCAGTAGGGGAATGGTTAAATTTAAAGCTCAACGATATTATTGCGGTATCAGGTAATTACTACCGAATTCAAAAAATTGATTATGATATTTTAAACGAACGTGCGGTAATTGAATTTATAACTTACAACGATGTTACCACCATTACATTGGATTCCGATGGGAATACTGCGGAGTGGACAGATGGCACAACCGACCCAAGCCGTGGGGCAACATTAATCGGGAATGGTATTGTAGGAAGACAATTGACAAATTCAAGACCATGGGATGCGTTAAATTATACAGGAATACCACAACAGACAACATATAACGACCAAAACGTGGGAGGTATGAAAATAATTACCAACCAATTGTTCAATAGATTTAGGCGTACCGTAATGACTGCCTATAATGATGTTCCTGTTGCAACCGCAACCACGGGGGATGATCCTGTATTTATTGGGTTTGAGGGGTATGAATTGATGGGTCAAGAACGTATGGTGTGTTCGTTGGTAGATAGTTGGATTTATGATGAGTATGGTGGGCAATTTAGGTTAACGGCAATTGTATCACACGAGCATAGTGGAGGTAAACATATTGGATTTGCTATTTATGTAGATGGGGTTAAGACATTGGCATTTACAACAAGTTACCATGCAAATGGGAGTGAGACCATTACAACGATGTTAAATTTAGGTGCGGAACAAAAGGTTCAAGTGGCATTTTATAACATGGATAATCAAAATCATAATATCACAATCCGTAATGTGCGTTTAATAGTAGAGCTACAATGATAAATTTAATCATACAACTGGCAATCAGTCAAGAATGGCATGGGGTATCTAAATCGGTAGACCTTGCTAAAGGTGGAAATCAATACATCACATCATACAAACAATTTTGGAAAGTAATTAAAAGAGAATACTACTCATGGCGGAAGATATCAAATATTCGATAAAAGTTGATACAGGTGGCGTTGATACGGCTACCAATGCAATTAATAATTTAGGCAAAGCCACAAAACAAGCCGTAGAAAAATCATCGGATAAATTAGGCAATTTATCGGAGAAGTTTGAATCAATGCCAGGACCTATTGGCAATGTGGCAAGTTCATTAGGTGGTTTAGGTAAATCAATGATGGCATTAGTTACCAACCCATTGGGTGCGGTGCTAACGGGATTAGTTGGAATATTTATGACCTTACGTGCTGCATTAAAGCAGACGGATGAGGGGATGGATTCATTGGAACAACTTACATCGGCATTTAGTGCGGTAATTAATCCATTGATACAAGCGGTGTCCAAACTTGCCGCAACATTAGTTGGTGGACTTGCTAAAGGATTGGAATTGGTAACATCATTATTTAGTGATGCTGCGGAACAGGGTGCAAACCTTGCTAAAATTCAACAAGATTTAGATGATGTTGAATTACAATTAGCGGAATCAAGAGCTCAACAAAATAAAACATTAGCCGAGGCAAGAGAATTACTATCCGATGCCAATGCTACATTACAGGAACGCAGAAAGGCATTAAAACAAGTTGCCGATTCCGAAACAGATTTAGCAACCAAGGAATTAAAATATGCAAAGGATAGATTAAAGGCGGCACAATTAGATCAAAAATTAAATGGTGAAACGGAAGAATCAAAAAAGAAAGTAAGCCAAGCGGTTATTGATGTAGCAAATGCGGAAACAGATTTAGCCGCAAAGCGTAGGTTATTTAATCGTGAACAAAAGAAATTAGATGCCGAGGAAAAAGCATCGGCAAAAGAACGTGCAGACAAAGCAAAGGAATATGCCGAAGAGCGTAAAGCGGCAAGTGATAAAATCCGTGAATTAGAGCAACAAAATATTATTGCATCAATACAAGGTGAGGAACAAAGAGCGGTAAGACAGGCGGAAATAGATTTAGAAAATGCCAAGCGTGAAATTCAACGTGGTAAATACACCAAGCAAGAAAAGAATCGGTTAATTCAGGAACTGGATGAACAACATCAATTAAAATTAACACAGATTGCAGTTGATGGAGAGAAAAAACGCAATGATGAAGTCAAGGCATTCCAAGACAAAGCCGCATCCGATGAACAGGCGTTTATTGATTTGCAGTATCAAAAAAAGCAATTGGAAATTGAACGCACAATTACTGATGAAAAGAAATTACAAGAGGAATTATTTAAGTTAGAGGCAGATAGAATCCAAAACCAAATACAAGCGGCAAAGGATGCAGGTAAAGACACCACCGCATTAGAGGCACAATTATTAGCAAATTACAAAGCAAGTAATAAATTTAAACAAGAATCCGATAATCAAACTGCGGAAAATAAAAAGAAAGCAGAGGCACAAACATTAGATGCAGTATCACAAGCATTGGGAGGTGTAATTGATTTGGTAGGTGCAGAATCCAAGTGGGGTAAATCATTAGCCGTTGGACAGGCAATTATCAATACTTATGTAGGTGCATCCAAGGCAATTGCAGAGGGTGGAACGATAGGCCCTATATTGGCCGCTGGGGTTATTGCATCGGGGTTGGCACAGGTTAGACAAATTACAATGACTAAATTACCCGATCCTCCATCCGAGTTTGGTGGTGGCGGTGGTGGTGATGCATCTGCATCCGTACCCACTCCATCATTTGCCCCAAGTGTGGGAATCGTTGGCGGACAGATAGGCAACAATGCACAATTAGCACAGGCGTTTGGTGGGGTAATGCGTAAACCAATTAAAGCCTATGCCGTAGGTCAGGATATGACATCACAACAATCATTGGATAGGCATATAAGCCAAAATGCAACATTGGGTAAATAATACGTTTGATAAAAAATGAGAATCGTTGAATTAGTATTGGATGAGCAACAATTAGCCACAGGCATTGAGGCAATTTCCATCGTGGAAGCACCTGCGATTGAATCCAATTTTATTGCACTTAACAATCAAAAATTCGAATTCAAAACAATGGATTCGGAAAAACGTGTGTTGTTAGGCCCTGCATTGATTCCAAATAAACCTATCTATCGTAATCAGGAATTAAATGGTAAACAGGAGGAGTTTTATGTTTACTTTTCTAAATCTACCATCGAAAAAGCATCACAATTATATATGATGCGTGGCAACCAAGCCAAAACCACCGTAGAGCATCAATTTGGTGTTGATGGTGCAATTGTGGTTGAAACTTGGTTAAAGGTGGATGAGGTCAATGATAAATCTGTTGCATACGGATTTAATGAACCTGTGGGAACATGGTTTGTTGCAATGAAGATTGTGAACGATGAGTTGTGGAATGATTTTGTAAAAACAGGCAAGGTTAAGGGATTTTCAATTGAGGGATTCTTTGCCGATAAATCAATTCCAGCACAAATGAGCAAGGTGGATGAGGATGAGGTGAAGTTAAATGAAATAGTAAATATTTTAAAAGATTATATACATGGAAAATAAAACATCATTCCATAAATTTATGGATGCCACAAGTGGCGTAAAAGTAGAATTGGCCGCATCGGATAAATTAGAGGGACAATTTGAAAAATTGATTCAATTGGAAAAACAAACCGCATCCGACATTGCAACATTAAAAAAGCAAATTGAACAATCTTTGCAAAAATTGATGATTGCTGCGGATGGTGTACTTTTTGAGTATGGCAATTTGAAAGATGATGTAATTGCATTGGTGGGTGAAGCGGGTGCAAAATCATGGGCATCCGCAAATAATGGCATGGAAAATTACGCCGATAAAGTGCAACAAGCCGTTTCAACATTGTACAAAAAACTGGATCAAGTTAAATACATTGGGTAATGAGAATTGTCGAACTCATATTGGATGAACAACAAATGGCAAGTGGCATTGAGGCAGTAAAAGTATTAGATGCCGCCTTGTAATTCTATTTAAAAATACAACAAACAATAAATTAATCGTATTAATATTATGAGCAATGCAAAAGATACCTTAAATCGTGTACTTGATGTACTTGGTTTAGGTAAAGCCGAAGCCACAATTGAAGTGGAAATGGCTCAAAAGAAAACAATGGATGGCGAAGTGGTTTTAGATAGCGAGAATTTCGCAATTGGTGAACCTGTATTCATTGTAACCGAGGAAGGTAATATCCCAGTTCCAATGGGTGAATACATCCTTGAGGATGGAATGAAAATCGAAACCGATGAAAAGGGGGTAATTGTTGAGGTTTCAACTGAAAAAGAAGAAGAAGTTACCGAAGAGGTAATTGAAGAAGTTGAAGCCAAAGACATGATTGAAAAGGAAGAAACAGGAATGATGGGTAAAGATTCAATGCCTAAAAAGGTTGTTAAATCTAAAACCGAAATGGAGGAATCTTATTTCTCTAAAATCGAAGCCCGTTTGTCTGCAATTGAATTAAGCAACGAATCGTTAAAGGCTGAAAACATCAAATTATCTGCTGAAAATGACGAATTAAAAAAGCAATTAGCGGAAACACCTGCACCCCATGCATCGTTTAGTCCTGAAGCCGAAACCAAAACTGAATTGAAATTCAAGATTGGTGCAAAGCGTGAAGTGTCTATTAAGGACAGAGTATTTGATTCATTATTTTAAACATTAAAAACACACTAAATAAAAATGAGAAATAAAT